GTCATTTTGTTCCATCTCACTTAACAAGTTTTGTATTTTAAGAATGTTTTTAAGCACATCTTGGTTGATAGGTTGGTTTTTTAAAGATTCAACAATCTCCGTGACTTTTAAGATTTTTTCTTTAATACCTTCGTTTTCTTTTGCAAGCTTAGTTTCAAGTGTTTCATTAAGTTTTGTTTTAATACGACCAACCTCTTCGTTGAGAAAAACTTTTAGTCCCAAACCATTGTCCGAAAAGGACGTAATGTATTTATTGAGAAGTGTTTTTTGCTCACTGAGAAGTCCGTTACCATACTTTTCATTGTATTTCTTCATGAATACTTTAAAAGTAAGCTTGTCTGTCGGGATTTTCTTTTCTTCGTCCAGTTGTTTAAGTTCTTCTACGAGCTTGTTTTCTAAAATAACTTTCTTTTTTGGAGCGAGATCTAAGTTCAAAAAGTTATAAATGGTAGCGAGATTTTTATAGTTTGGAACAAAGTTATTAAAAAGATCTTTCGCAACATTTTTATTAATCTCATTAATAAGAGCGGTTTGGGATTGGAAAATCTTAACTTTATTAAGTTGGCTATGTTGATTCCTTGCTTCTTTAATAACTTTCTCTTTTAAATCTTTTTCCATTTCTCTGGTTTCGAGAATAGATTTATAGATTTGTAGTTCTTTGTAAAGCTCTGTATCTTTGTTAAAAAATGTCTTGAGTGTTTTGATGATTTTGTTTTTACGATTTAGGTCTTCTGCGATGACGCTTTTAACGACTTCTCTTACTAAACTTTCAAATACAAAAGCAGTATTTCTTTTTTTGTTATGTTTAAACTTCATCTTTTTTCTTGCTCTCCAATCCAGCTATTAGATTATCAATATCCTGTTTCGTTTGAAACAAAAGTTCTTCTTCCTTCTTATAAGTAGTCGCAAGTTCTTCTGTGATACCACGCATTAAACTTTTTATTGGTTGGGGTATTGCAGCACCTTGCGCTTTCATCTGTTTGAGTCGTGGGGCGGATGATGTACGACGATCATGGCTTACGGGACTGCTCCAGTTACCTTTAGACGCCGAGGTGGTGGTTTTTTTATTTCCCATGGGGTCCACAGCCGTTACTTTATAGTTTTTATCGTCTCTGTTTCCTGGGGCTGTTATAAGTCCACCAGTTGGGGAATCATCTGCTGCGGGCTCAGGAGCTTCTGCTGCGGGTTCTTCCAGGTCCATATCAGCGCCTGCTAAATCATCACCCCCTTCGGTATCAAATAAGTCGCCTTCTGAACCTGTATCAAAGGCATCGCCCCCCGCTCCTGAGCCGCCGCCTAGAGCTTCTTCTGTCGTACTTTCGAGAGCAGTATCGTATTTTTTATCATAGAACTTTTCTCTCTGTACTCGATTTATTTCTTCATGAGACATGTTAAACAACTTCTCAAAAATCCAACGCTTGCTAAAAAATCCTTCTGTTGCAGAAGAAGCAACATCAAACTTTGTTCTCCAGTGTTCTAGCTCTTGCAGTTCTGCAATCTTAGATGGATTATTCAAGGTTAAAGAGAAAGAAATCAAATCTTCTGCTCGGAACCCAAGGGTATAAAGATGAATAACGCCAATCTTTTCAAGTTCTGAAATGATTGCTCTTTGAAGACGTTGGATCGTGCGTGCAAAACGAATATCTTTCTGTGAAAGGGTAGTTTTATCTTCGTTGCCATCATCGGTTGACGATAGATAAGAAGCAGGGATTTTAATTGCACTAAAGAGCTTGTCCCTCAAATATTTAACATCGTCGATGTCTCCTGTGTAAGTTCCACCTGGGAGGTTTTCAATACGAGTGTTGGTTTGCCCTCTTACAGGAACCCAATAATCTTCTTCGACAGACATGGGGTTGTAACGCAGATCGACGCGACCTGTGTCGGAGTCCACAACCTGGTTCCGTTTCATTTGTGTCATAACTTTTTGCATGTATTGTTCAACATCTTCGGGTGAAATATTGCCCGTATCAATGTAAAAAACCCTTCTATCCGGTGCGCGGACGATGCGATAAGCCATCATTGCGTCCTCCAGAAGGGTAAGCTGGCGCCAAATACGGCGTGCGGGATCTAATACAGATGTACCATAAGGAACATGTTTATCATTTCCAAGGATGCGGAAATGAGCCATTTGCCAGTTTTCGAAAGTTAAACCGCCCGAGTTCCATTGGAACTGAACATAGTTTGGATTTTTAGGGTCTTCGCCTTCTAGTCTTTCGATCTCTTTTGCTGGAAGACCGATAACATTTTTAATGCCGGTCTCATCATCAATGTCAAGATAAAGAAAATAATCTCCATACTTGCACATTGTTCGGCACCAACCAAAAAGATTAAAATCAATATTGAGAACATTATGGTAGAGATTTTCGAGAGTAAAGCGGATTTCCTCGTTGGGACAATTAATACTTAAAAGCGGGCTAAACTCATTAGAAGTAGTCATTTCATCAGCATAGATATCTAAAGCTGAATGAAGTTCAGGAGAGTATTCCATTTGATCAAAATCCAAGTATCTTTCCATCCGGCTTTGATTGTTGAAAAAGTTCGCTCCAAGATTTTTATATGGATCATATGCACTTTTTTTAAACTCCAAACCGCCTGCGGATTGAAAATCAAATTTGTCCAACTGTCGGCGTCGGAGCTTTCTGGGATTTTGTCTTCTATAATCAGTTATAGGTCCAGAAAACAATCTAGTAAGTTGTTTAAAGAGAGTACTCTGAGGGTTTCTTGTATTTTTTCTATTAGCCATTTATTAACCTTTTAAAAGCCAGTTGTAATCTTTATACTGTTTAAGTTGTTGTTCTCGTTTTTGTGATTTGTATCCTTGCATGCCAGGAATCGCTGTGTTTATCGTGGTGTTTGTGGATATCATTGCATCCAGACATGCTTTTTTATATGCTAGATCTTTTTTATTTGTTTCGAATGCAGTTTCGCGGACCCAGCAACCGATTGCACAAGCCATGACCAAGTCATCATTATATTTTCTCATGGCTTGGGGGCGACCATTGTGCCAAATGAATGTTTTCATCTCCTCAAGTAATCTTGTCGAATATATCGTAAGTAGTTTATTTCTAATGAATTCTTCCATTTTTGCAATTATTAGAGGGCGCGTTTTACTGGTGGTAGTGAAGCCAGCAACAGCGCTATTAGAATACTCACCTGTTAGCTGATCTACATACTCATGAGTAGATTTGTAAGAATAATAAACATTGGGATAATCTTTTTCTAATAGCTTGTCCAAGACAGTATAACCCGCTTGCAAGTTTTCAACTACTATCATACAATCTCCATATTCTTTACCCGCGTCATAAAGTATACCAGAAAAAATATCCGGTGTTAACTTTCCTTGATACTCTCCTACGATTTCGTTAGTTTCTACCTTAAGAACATGGAATGTAGAATAATCTTTTCCGTCGCCTCTAGCTACATCGGCAGATATAAGATATGTAAACTCTTCTTGATATTCTTCCCATATCCAAAAGTTCCTATCAAAAGCTGTTTTATACTTAGGAGGCTTAATACTGGCGGTGATATGAACCAAATCTTCAGGATGAAAAACTGTCTCTCCTGACATGTTAAAGTTACATTCAAGTTCCTGAGCGATTTGTCTCTTGGACATGTTCCTGGTTTCTTTCTCAAACCATTCTTGATCACGATCAGGGTGTATATCCCACAGAAGTTTGGTAGGATAAAAATCATTCTTCTCTGCGAGGGCGTCAATATAGGTTTGATGAAACCAGTTTCCACAGCCATTTGGAGTGGATAAGGCGATACAGCGACCACCAGTTGATAGGGTAGAGTACAATCCAGTCCAAAGGTCATCAAGCCCATCGACGTGTGCAGCCTCATCCACAACTAAAAGAGACAAAGCTTCTGAACGACCGGCGTCGGAGGAAGTTGAAGAAGCCTTAATCTGGGAGCCATTAGAAAGTTCAAAGGAAGTTCTATTATCGATATGAATATTAGCAATCTTCATCCATGGAGGAAGATACTTGATGATAGCCTTCACTTTTTTTACAAGGTTCGCTGCTGTCCCAAACTTCGTAGCAATAACCAGAATGTTCTTATCTCTATGGAACATCATCAGCCAAGCGATGTATGCCGCAGAGATAGTGGAAATCCCCAACTGTCTTGCTTTCAAGATTACATTAAAACGATTATCGTTGAAATCATGTAAAAGTTGTTCTTGAAAGTCATATAACTTGAAGGGTATTAAACCACGCATTGGGTGAGGGATCTTTGCGTAGTTGTTAATAAAGTAAGATGGTTCTTTTCCCGCTTTGACAATCTCAGATAGTATTTCTTTTTTAGTTAACTTATAAGACATTAATTTTTAGACAGGCTGTCTACTATGCCTTCCATGCACCTTCTGCGAGGAAATCTTGGAAGTTGCGGTGAGTGTTCTTCACTGTCGTATCTCCCTCCACAGCGTCAACGCTGGATAGATTACCTACTTCATAAGTTTTCGTGGCAACAACAAAAACTCGAACGCGGGAAGTCTGCTGTACTAGGGCATCTACATCTCCAAGAGATTTTAAGTTAAGTGTCTTTTTTGTGATCTTTTTAAACTCTTTTTTGAGGTAAGAAACAATGTCTCCCATTTTTCTTTCAAGGTCATTTTCAAAACCTTTATCATGAACATCCTTTAAAAAAACGTCAGATTGATAGGAAATCATAAGCTGCTTTCCAACCATTTTTACTTTGAAACCATCTACAATACGGCTATCAATGGTTGGGTTACCTACATCACGAGAAAGACCAACTACAATGGGCTCTCCCTTATCATCTAAAGCTCCGTCATAAGCGTTGGCTGCTGCTTGACCGATTGCTCTGATT